TTATAGTACAACTCCCATATATGTAAGGAGCATGATCTGTATGTGGATGTATCCAAGCACCCTTATCATATTTCATAATACGATAAGTATGTGGAAAAAGAAGAGATGTTCTCCTCATACAATGAAATGCTTTAAATGTATCAAGATAGTCATGGTACTCACATACCATTGTTTCAACAGACTTATGAATTAAATCAAATACATCTGTTCCTAAACGTGCATGTTTTACCTTATAGGTTGACCATGTATCAACACCGTTAATAGATTCGGGACAATGCTCTTGATTTGCTTCATCAGGAATATCATTATATTCCTCAATAATTTCATCACATTGTTCCTCAGATAAAAATCCTCTTTTAATATACAGTAAATCAGTTAAGTTAACCATAGTCTTAAAAATAATTAAAATTGATAACCATTCTTCTTTTTTTATCAGTACAAGTTGTACTAGAATGTTTAAGTTTTGGTGAGAATATTGCAATACGATTTTCTACACTGTCAACCTTTCTGTTATCCTCAAATCTAGTATATCCATTATTAGTATTCAAATATAAAATTGCAACCTTATAAGTATCTACATCAGGATTACAGTTGAACGGTCTATCTTGATGTAAATCTCTTTCAATTATATTTTCAGTTGCCATTTGCATATTTGCTTTACATCTTAAAAGAGATTTTACATCCAATTTTTCAAGAATAGGAACTATCGATTCAAAGTATTCACTCCTACTTAAATGAAAATCATAAAAGGTATGAACAAATTGATAGTTATTAAAGTTATCACAATGATTTAATGGATTATAACTTGTACAGTTATGAAAATACCAAGGAAAATCTACACCATCAGAAGTATCACTTTCATGATATTCTCCCATTTCAGAATTTTTTAAAAATAATCTTTTTAATTTATTAAACTCATAATCATCTAAAAAGTTATCAATAACTTCAATATTCATTATACGCTAATAATCAAATTCATCCAATACATCTAATGCGTTGTTAAGGGCTCTTTGAGCTGCCCATCTTTCTTTACTATCCCATTCAGGATACCAAGACTCATTATCAATACCTTTCTTGATACCCATGAGTCGGGCTTTCATATCAACTTTTTTAAGTCTTCCGTTCATATACTCTCTATACCTCGAATCGGGCCAAGGGCAACTTGCATAGCGTCGTGGAAATATCATAACATTATTTATTTTATACATCAATATTTATTATCATTTTGTGAGGTATCATAAACATTTATATTAAGAACAGATGCTATTCTAAGATTATCATCGTTACATGTTTGGGGACGCACATCATGTGATAATAATGCAGGGTGAATTATCATATCATCTTCTATGACTTTAAGTTCCCAACTAGGAAACATCCACGCATTTAAAATATCATTATCATCATATTTCAATCTTGTTTCACTTCTTATATCCTCAAGATACTTAGCATAACTCATTGGATTTACAAATCTTGTAGGTGTATGTGATTCAGTATCAAACCGAATATAATGTATTCCTACAAAATCAGCGTTAGGGTGAAGATGCTCTTGAATATATTGTGAATTTCCATAGCATGTATAATTTGTTACATTAAAATCAAAGTTAAATTTCTGAGCACTTATACTATCAAAAAATCTTTGAAGAACACCTTTATACAAACCTATAAGAGAGTTATTCCAATCAGGAACTTCATATTCTTTATTATCCCAATCATCATACATATGATGAAGATTACTAGTGTTTGACCACCAAGTATTACGACTACGATTTTTCCGATAATTTCTAGTAATCGTATCAATAATTTCTTTTTTATTATATGATTTGGAATCTATATTTTCTCTCCATATAGGCATTCCAAAGAATTGTTCTTTCATTTATAAGTAGCTCTAGGAGATACATCAGAGTTATATGACATAGGAACAAATCTAGTTTTTCCTTTAAAGTAAGTATTAAATGCTAAACTTATTCTTTCATTATCAATCATATTTGGAGGGACATAGTGTGGTTGATTACTACTAAAAATAAAAAGACTTCCATCATTAACAGGTACATTATAAGAAGAAGAAATAGCTTTAGTAGAACTTCCGTCTGGAGGTGCTTCAGGTACAATAGAAAAATTATACTGGTTAAAGAGAGATTCAAATACTAAAGGAGGAGATTCTTTATATGTTTGCACATAAAATACTCCACTTAAAAAACTATTTGCATGATGATGTTTAGCATGATCTTCACCATAAGATTGGTGACTAGTCCAAGACTGTGTAATCTCTATTTCATGTTCAGACAAAAGAATTTCTCTATTATAGAGATGTAATGAATCTAATATAAACTTTTTTAAATCTGCCAATTCTAAAGAATCTAAAACATTATAATTTTCCGATATCCAGCTTGAACCACGTACTTGATTTAACTTAAGTCCCTTACAATATTTTTTAATAAAATTCAAATCACCAGTATATTGAACTTCCAATAAAGGAGGTTCAACAAACATTGGAGTAAATCTATGTTGACTCATCAACTTTTTTCTTTTTGCTCCCTATATTATACTTTGTCTCAAGTATCCAATCACCTTTATCTCTGTATGCCAATACTTTAATTTGATTTAAAGGTGCAATATCTTGTATCTTAGTGGCATCTACAATACCAACCAACCCCCAATCAGCAAGTAACTGAGCAATACGATTCCTACGTTGAACATCATTACCAGTAAGGTTAGCATGTTTCCCATCAAGGGCAAACAATTCCTTAAAATGAACAAGGAAGTATCTTCCCTGCTTATGAAGTATATGACATGATTGATATATTTTCTTTTCCTTTCTTGATGCTACACCAATTCTTGTTAAAGTCTCACGGACTTTTAAAAAATCATCTGGTTCGTTTAGAGTCACCTCTACCATTTGATCAGGTGTCCACTTTACTTCAGGCTCTTGAACCACACTCATTGTCTTCCTCCAGTTTCAAATTTAGATTTTATAAAATTAAGTTGTTCTTTCGTTAGGATTCGGAGAGCTTGTTTTGCCTTTTCGTTACTATAACCATAATAACGTTTTACCAAGTCAAGATCTTTAATCTCATCTTTACGTAACCAAGGAGAGAATCTCTTCTTGGATCTCAATGTATTTAGAAAAAAATCATATTGCATCTTCTTTGGTAAGAAATGATACTTGTTCATTTCATTAGAAAACATGATTGCATCAAGATGTCCAGAAAAAATACGATTAATAATGTATGGGGAATACTCTTTCTCTAATGAAACATCTTCATCAATCAAATTTTTCTTTGTTTGATTTATAGAGTTCAACCAGTCTTTAAGTTCCATAATTAAGTAGAAGTAGTTCTTTACGTTGTTGCTGCTCACGCATGTACTCACCAACAGATCTCATTGTATATGTAAGATCGAATTCAGTAGCAGTCCAGTGTTTAAAGCGATTCTTAACTAGCTGGGAGGAGTTATATGATATTAGCATAGGAGAAGTAAATCTATCACACCATTCAGCAAACTCGTCATGATTAAACTTCTTATGCATGTCACCTTTCTTACCATATAGATTATCTTTTATATCATATGGTGGATCTAAGTATGTAAATATCTCACTATCATCACTCAACATTCTTTCATAAGAAATATTAGTAATAGTCCAGTTTTCAATTATTTGTTGATATCCTGTTATTTTTTCAATTCCTCTATAGGAGAAGTTGGATTCTGAGGCTTGTGCACTGAAAGATGAAGACTCAGTAAGACCACTAAAGGAACACTTATTGACAACATAAAAATACGCTGCACGGTCTCTACTGGATAATTCTTCATTGTTAATACTTTCTTTTGCTTTAGTAAAGAGTTCTCTAGCAGAATCTCTCTCAGGATATTTATTCTTCAGACTCCATATCATGTCTTGAAGATTCTGTCCATCATCCTGTATGTTCTGCCAGAAGTTTACAAGAGGTTCATATAAATCATTAACCCA